CGGTTGAACCAGGCCGAATGGTTGGCGAAATCGGTGCGCATGTGAAAGGTCATAATCAATATTCGGTCGGCATTTGCCTTGTAGGTGGTATTGACGCAAGCGGTAAAAACTACGGCGAATACACCGAAAAACAATGGATTGCGCTGCACAAATTATTGCAAAAACTGGAAAGCGAATATCCCAGCGCACGCATTTGTGGACATCGTGATTTGAGTCCGGACATCAACGGTGACGGCACAATTACACCAAATGAATGGATTAAAGACTGCCCGTGTTTCGATGTGTGGAGTTGGTTGGATTCCGAACAAGTGATTAATTTTGACCATTTATTTAAGGGGTAAACATGGGAATTGCATTATTTCTTGCGCTTATTTTGAGCCTGTGTTTTGCCGCAGTTCTCATACAGGACTTAGACCTCTTGCTTGGCGGTGCTTTTCTAGTCGGGGTGATATGTTGCCTTGTCGTTGTGTTTACGATGCTGGCTGTTGAAGATACTTGCCAAACATACGGCAAATTTAGTGTTGGTAGCACCATCTATCAATGCCAACAAATTCAGGGGGACAAATGAGCAAACGCGTAAAAAACACCACCGCCCAGAAAGGTTGTGGATACTACAAAGCCCCACGTTGCAAACCAAGCAACAACGCAAAGCGCAACCGCGCAATCAATGGCGGTACAACCGCCGCACAAAGCTTTTATTTATATTGGAGTTACTAATGTTTTCACAGCTTATCACTAACGCCGATGGTCGCCTGTCGACTACGGCATTTATCCAGTTCTTTGGAGCACTTCTCATGGCGGGCATTTTGGTGTTTTGCGTGTGGTTAAATCGCTCCTATGTACCTGAATTATTCACGACATTTGCTCTCTTTTGTGGCGGTGGCGCAGCAACGAAAGGCTTCGCCAATGCAATGCAAAACCGTAATGGGCAAGGAGGTAACGGTGATTAATCTTTATATTGTAGGGGCGGCTTTCGCCGTTTTGGCTGGTGTGTTTATCCATGGTCGCGTGCAAGCGGCCAAAATTCGCAAGCAACAAGAAGAGATCGAATTCGTAAAACGTGAAGCGGCCGCTGTCGCACAGGAGTTAGAAAATGCAAACACTGCAAAAAACATTACTGAAACTAACCGCACTTTGTCTAGCAAGTCTGTTGATGAGCAGCTGCAGTCAAAAGGTTATTTCCGTGAAGACTAGCGGATGTTCAGCATTCAGCCTGATTTATCCAAGCCGTAAAGACACAGAAGAAACCAAACGGCAGGTGCTTAATCATAACTTGACTTATGAAAAAATCTGCCAAAAGAAGGAACCTAAATAATGCTAGAAACACTGGAGTTTATCCAACGCCATTGGGCAATCGTTGTGGCGATTGGTGGGGCTGTGTGGACATATTTTTGGTTGACCATGGACAGCAAATACGCGCGCAAAACCGATGTGTCAGACTTGCGCAAGGCGATTGAAAACAACGAAAAAAGCCTATCGGAAGTCAAAGGCGAATTAAGACATCTGCCAACTTCAAAAGAAGTGGCCGATTTGCGTTTATTAATGACGGAAATGAAAGGCAAAACCGACGTATTAAATACCAACATTGGCAGCCTTAACCATCAAGTGAAGTTGTTAATTGAAAAAGAGGTAAATAAAGAATGATGCGCCAAGATATTTTCACAAAAGACCAACGATTGGTGATTCTGCGCTCGCTTGAAGAGTGTGGTTATGATGCCAACGAAAGCATTTTAAATGATTGCTTAGATATGTATGGCCACGATATTAGCCGAGACTTAGTGCGAAACCACCTGTTATGGCTTGAAGAGCAAGGCTTGATTACGCTGACTCGTTTAAATAATAACGGCAAAGATTTCTACGTGGCCACTATCACGCAACGTGGTTTAGATGTGGCGCAAGGTCGCGCTTTCGTGGACGGCGTGAAAAAGCCAAGTCCAAAGATTTAAACCCGGTTTAAAGGAGGTTTAAATGACGGATAAAACCACACGCGGACGCGCCAGTAAAGTCGATTTATTGCCGCCGAATATCAAAACCCAGCTCGCCATGATGTTGCGCGATAAGCAATTTTCTCAGGCGCAAATACTTGAAGAGATCAACGACCTGATCCGCGATTGTGGATTGGACGAAAGCTATCAATTAAGCCGTACCGGGTTAAACCGCTATGCTAACCGCATGGAAAAAGTCGGTGCAAGAATTCGCCAATCCCGTGAGGTGGCTGAAGTATGGGCGCGCCAGTTTGGCGAAATGCCGCAAAGTGATATAGGTAAAACGGTGATTGAGCTGGTGAAACATCTCGCTTTTGAAATGTCGTCCCAATATGCTGAAAAAGGCATTGCTGAACCAAAAGAGTTGGCAATGTTAGCAGTCACAGTTCAGCGCTTGGAACAGGCGGAAAGTCTATCCCATAAACGTGAACAGGCAATTCGCAAAGAAATGGCGCAATTAGCGGCGGAAACCGCTGAAAAAGTCGTGGCGCAGGCAGGATTGTCAGCTGATACGGTGCGCACAATTAAAGAACAGATTTTAGGTATTGCATAATGGCATTATTAAATAACAGACCCTTAAATGAATTAGCACCGGAGTGTCAGTCATTTCTTGATTGCATTCATGCGTTTAATCCAACGGAGCTGTTATTGGGTTATCAAAAACGCTGGATTGCCGATGATAGCCAACTCAAGATAGCCGAGAAAACCCGTCGTTGCGGTTTAACATGGGCAGAAGCGGCAGATAATGCCCTGATTGCCAGTACCCGAAAATCAGACGGTGGCTCTGATGTGTTCTACATCGGCTCAAACAAGGAAATGGCGCGTGAATATATCGACGCTGTTGCTATGTGGGCGAAGGCTTTTAACTACGCCGCCGGAGAAATTCAAGAAGAAGTCTTTGAAGATGAAGATAAAGACATTCTAACCTACGTCATTTATTTCGCTTCAGGTTTTAAAGTTAAGGCGCTCTCATCGAACCCTAAAAACTTGCGTGGTATGCAAGGTATCGTTGTGATTGATGAAGCTGCATTCCACGAATACCTCGCCGAGGTGCTTAAAGCCGCATTAGCGTTGACGATGTGGGGTGCAAAAGTGCGGGTGATCTCAACGCATAATGGCGCGGACAATCTATTCAATGAGCTGATTCTTGATAGCCGTGCCGGTCGAAAACGCTATTCCGTTCACACCATCACAATCGAAGATGCTTGCCACGATGGTTTATATCAACGTATTTGTCAGGTCACCAAACAAGAATGGTCAGCTGAAAAAGAACAGGAATGGATTGATAACCTATTAAAAGATACGGCAAGCGAAGAAGACGCGCTGGAAGAATATTTCTGCGTGCCGAAAAACGGTTCAGGCTTGTGGCTTTCCCGTGCCTTGATTGAGCGTCAAATGAGCGAGAAAACGCCGGTAGTGCGTTTTGAAGCCAAAGACGGTTTCAGTCTAGTGCCGGAACCGACACGCTATAAAGAAATGGAAGATTGGAGCGAAAAAACGTTAGCTCCGATTTTGCAAGGCTTATCGCCGAATTTATTGCACTTCTTCGGTGAAGACTTTGCCCGTAGCGGCGACATGACTTCTTTTGTCATTTTAGCCCAACAGCAGAACCTAACCAAGCAAGTGCAGTTCATCGTTGAACTGGGCAATATGCCTTATAAACAACAGGAACAAATCGTGCTGTTTATTTTAAAACGACTTCCCCGCTTTTCCGGTGCGGCATTTGACGCACGCGGTAATGGTGGCTATTTGGCGGAATCAGCTCGTGATGCTTTTGGCTCATTGGTTGATTGTGTTCAGTTATCGGAAAAATGGTATCGCGAACACACTGCACCATTTAAAGCCGCCTTAGAGGATGGTGAACTCGAAGCTATTCCGAAAGACGCCGATATTCTCGCTGACTTACGTTCATTCCAAGTCGTAAAAGGCGTGCCCCGCATACCGGATAAACGGGTAAAAAGTACCGACGGGAAAACCAAACGCCACGGCGATACGGCGATTGCACTGCTGTTAGCACATTATGCAAGCCGTCAGTTGATTCAATTACCTGTCAAAGCCCACAGCCGCAAACCAAGAGCCAGCCGGGCATTAACGAAAGGATATAACTAATGACAATCCAAAAACAAGATTTAGTCACCGTCATCGCCACCCGTGCCAAAGCTATCGACTTCTGGTCGTTTATGCACTATTTACCCAACCCGGATCCTGTTTTGAAAAAAATGGGCAAAGACATTTCGGCTTACCGCGAAATCCTATCCGATAGCCACGTGGGTGGCTGTGTGCGCCGCAGAAAAGCAGCAATCAAGGGGCTTGAATGGCGCATTACACCGACAGGCAATGAAAAAACAGACGAGATTTTGACCGCACTTTTCGACCGCTTACCGGTGAGCCAAATCATCAACCAAATTTTAGATGCCACGCTGTTTGGCTACCAAGCTTTGGAAGTGATGTGGGAAAACCAAAACGGCTTATTATTACCTGTTGCTGTGGTGGGTAAACCGCAGGAATGGTTTGTGTTTGACGAAGAAAACCGTTTAATGCTCCGCACCAAAGATAACCGCAACGGTGACCTTGTGCCGGAAAAGAAATTCCTACTCGCAACTCAACAGGCCGACTACATGAACCCATACGGTCGCGCAGACCTGGCGATGTGTTTTTGGGCGGCTACATTTAAAAAAGGCGGCTTTAAATTCTGGCTCGAATTCATGGAAAAATACGGTTCGCCTTGGCTGGTAGGTAAACACCCTCGCCAAGCGCAGGTACATGAAATTAATGAACTGTTGACCAGCATGGAAGAAATGCTCGGCACTGCCGTGGCGGCAATCCCAGAAGATAGCTCCATTTCCATGTTGGAAAGCGCAAGCAAAAGCGGTTCTTCCCAAGTATTTGATGATTTCCTGCGTTACTGTAAGTCCGAAATCGCCATTGCATTATTGGGACAAAATCAAACCACCGAGGCGGAAGCCAACCGCGCCAGCGCAACGGCAGGCTTAGAAGTGACACTCGACATTCGCGATGACGACGCAAGCCTTGTGGAAGGCGTATTCAATCAATTATTGGCGTGGATTTGCGAGCTGAATTTCAGTGTAGAAACCTTGCCGACCTTTGATTTGTACGAACAGGAAAGCATTGACAAACTCCAAGCGGAACGTGACGGCTTACTGGTCGGCTTGGGCGTGCAGTTTACCGAACAATACTTAATGCGCACTTATGGCTTTGAAGAAGGCGACATTGTAGTTGCCGCACCTGAAAAAAGTGCGGTCAAAAATACGGCCGATTTCGCCGAGGCGATTCCTAAGTCTATCGTGGAAACCATTGGAGAGCAGCTAGAAGTCGAAGGTGAACCATTTGTAGAAGAATGGCTGCAAACTATCCAGGATAAACTATCTCAAGCAGAAAGCCTGGAAGATTTTCGCAATCAGTTAGACAGCTTAATTCCTGAATTAAGTTTCGCCGAATATGGCAAGGTGATGGCGTGGGCATCAACTACCGCGCATTTTGCCGGTCGTCAATCCGTAGAAGATGAGCGCAAATAATGAGCAAGTTCACTTTTGAAGAGCAGGTCAAATATTTTGAGAAGAAACTCAATTTACCGACCAACAGTTATTTAGACGTTCTGGGCGAAGAACATG